CCATATTCTGGTTATCGACGATCCTGTTAAAAACCGTGACGATGCTGAAAGCCAAAACAATCGAGACAGTAACTGGGACTGGTATACGTCAACCGCGTACACCCGACTAGCGCCCGGTGGCGGTGTGCTGGTAATCCTTACCCGTTGGCACGACGACGATCTAGCCGGTCGCCTGTTGAAGGCCGGTGGCGAGGGCGGTGATCAGTGGGAAGTGGTCAGTTATCCGGCGATAGCTGAAGAAGACGAAGAGTTCCGTGCAGCTGGCGAGGCCCTGCACAAAGAGCGCTACGACGAAGAGGCGCTTGACCGTATACGTAAAGCCGTTGGCCCCCGAGACTGGTCAGCGTTGTACCAACAGAATCCGGTTGCCGATGACGGTGACTACTTCAGTCGGGACATGATCAGGTACTTCGACCCCGATGAAGTGGACGTTGACCGTATGCGCTACTACTGTGCGTGGGACTTGGCCATCGGTAAAAAGGACAGGAATGACTATTCCGTTGGGATGGTCGTGGGCGTGGACGAGTACGATAGGATATTCGTCATGGATGTGATCAGAGGGCGCTTTGACGGCTTCGAGCTGGTAGAGCAGATTCTGGACTTGTACGAGGTATGGAGACCGTCGATAATTGGCATCGAGAAAGGGCACATAGAGATGGCCCTTGGTCCGTTCCTAGAGAAACGCGTTAGGGAGCGGGGGCTATACGAAGCCTACTTCAAGGACTTGAAGACAGGACGTAGAGATAAAGAGGCTCGAGCACGCGCTATCCAAGGGCGCATGCAGCAGGGCATGGTGTATTTCCCGAGGAACGAGATGTTTACTGGCCCCCTAGTGGCAGAAATGTTACGATTCCCCAATGGTGTACACGATGACCAAGTTGATGCGTTGGCGTGGCTAGGTCTTATGATGACGGAGTTCGCTACATTCCAAGCGCCCGTTGTCCGCGAATCATCTTGGAGGGACAGGCTTGAGTATATGTTAAAAGAGCCCCGTACTAAATCACCAATGAGTGCATAGATATGAAGAAGACATCCCGGCTCACACCCGCCGAACAGCAAGAAGTAGCATCGCGTCAATGGGATCGCTATGTAAGAGCCCGAGACAACGGCCACTTAGAGTACATAGAGCTTGCCAAGAAGTGTGACGCGTACTACCGGGGCGAGCAGTGGGACGAGGCCGATGCAGCAGCGCTAGAGGCCGAAGGTCGCCCAGCACTGACCATCAACACCATTCTTCCGACAGTGAACACTGTCCTAGGCGAACAGTCCACTCGCCGTGCAGACATACAGTTTAAGCCCCGCCGTGGTGGCGACGCAGAAGTGGCGCAGACGCTCACTAAGCTGTATATGCAGATTGCAGACAACAACAAACTTGACTGGGTTGAGCAGCAGGTCTTCAGCGACGGCTTGATCATGGACGGTCGTGGGTACTTCGATGTACGCATGGACTTCAGCGATCATGTTGAAGGCGAGATTCGCATAACATCCAAAGACCCGCTAGACATCCTTATTGACCCAGACGCAAAAGAGAGCGACCCCAAGACTTGGAACGAGATCTTCGAAACCAAGTGGATGACACTGGACGAGATCGAAGAGCTGTACGGTAAGAAGAAGGCCGAAGAGCTACGATTCATCGCAGAGAACGGTAACAGCTTCGGGCGCGATTCAATCGAATACGAAGAGAACCGGTTCGGTGACCTAGAGTCTACGGACGATTACTTAGGCGCTGGCATACCCGGCGACGACGAGTACCGCAACGTCAAAGCACTGCGAGTCATCGAGCGTCAGCACAAACGCATGCACCGCGTAGACTGCTTCGTTGACCCCGACACTGGCGACCAGCGAGATATCCCAGAATCATGGTCAGAGGGCAAGGCTAAAAAGTTCGCCAAGCAGTACGGCTTGAGTATAATCAGTAAGGTCAAGCGCAAAGTGCGATGGACAGTTACATGCGACAAGATCGTGTTGCACGATGATTGGTCTCCGTACGCCGACTTTACAATCGTGCCGTACTTCGCTTACTTCCGCCGTGGCCGACCATTCGGCATGGTGCGCAACTTGTTGTCTCCGCAAGAGCAGCTCAACAAGATCGCAAGCCAAGAGCTGCACATTGTTAACACCACCGCTAACAGCGGCTGGATGGTAGAGAGCGGCTCGCTGGTTGGCATGTCAGCCGACGACCTAGAAGAGCACGGTGCAGAGACTGGTCTGGTACTTGAGTATAACCGTGGCTCTAATCCACCGGTTAAGATCCAGCCTAATCAGATCCCAACAGGGCTCGACCGCATCAGTCAGAAAGCGGCGCTAAACATCAAAGCGATCAGTGGCATTAACGACTCGATGCTTGGCACCGACAGCGCTGAAGTATCGGGTATCGCTATCCAAGCCAAGCAGAATCGTGGCGCTATCATGATTCAGGTGCCGCTTGATAACCTGAGAAAGACCCGCCAGTACTTGGCCGAGAAGATCCTCAATCTAATTCAGACTTTCTACACTGAGCAGCGCATCATTCAGGTTACGAACGAGGAAGACCCCCTGCGCCCAAGAGAGCAGATGGTGATCAACCAAACGACGCCAGAAGGCCGTATTATCAACGACTTAACGTTGGGTGAATACGATGTAGTAGTCAGCACCGCGCCAGCTCGCGATTCGTTCGACGAAGTGCAGTTTGCGGAGGCACTTAACCTTCGTCAGGTTGGCGTGGCTATCCCTGATGACGCTATCATCGAATACTCGCACTTGGCACGTAAGGGCGAGCTAGCCAAACGCATACGTATGATGACGGGCGTAGAGCAGTCGCCAGAGCAGATGGAAGCAGCGGCTATTCAGCAGCAGTTTGCTATGCAGCAAGTACAGCTTGAAATCGCTAAGCTGGAAGCTGAGGTACGTAAACTACAGTCCGAAGCGGCTATCAACATCGCGAAAGTACAAGACGTATCCGAGGTCAACCCACAGATGCGTATGGCAGAGCTTCAGAGCAAGCTGTCAATGAAGGAACAAGAGCTGCAGCTGCGTAGAGAGCTTGCAGATCTGACAAATAGAACCCGCTCGTCTCAAGCCGAGACGCAAGCGGCTACAAGGATTGCTGCTACAGCAATGCAGACCGCTGCCAAACAACAGCGGCCCCAGCAGGTCAATATCCCGGATATGCGACCTATAGGAAACCAATAGGAGTTTGATATGTCAGATGACAAAAAATCAGTCGAATTCGACACCATGCCCGGTGCCGACCGTCTAGAAGAAGCCGAAGGTCTTGATATGAACTTCGGCCTTGGTGAAGAGCCAGTGGCAGAGATCGAAGAAGAGGAGCCAGTCGCAGAGATTGACGAGGAGGAGCCCGTTGCCGAAGTTCAGGAAGAACCCGAGGCAGAGCTTGAAGAGCCCGAAGCGGAGCTTGAAGAGCTTGAAGAGCTAGAAGAAGAGCCAGAACCCGATACCAAGAAGCCTATGGTGCCGAAATCACGCCTTGATGAGGTGTTAGCCAAGCAGAAAGCCCTGCAAAAGCAGCTAGACGACCTTATGGCGGCCAAACAGGCTGAAGCCGAAGCACCTTCTGACTATGATTTCGCCGAGAAAGAGATCGAGTACCAGAATTTGCTGCTAGATGGCGAGTCTCAGAAGGCGGCAGCCCTTCGTGCAGAGATTCGTGCGGCGGAGCGTGCCCAACTTGAGTACGAAATGACTCAGAAAATGACCCAGCAGGTCACGCAGAGCCAGCAAGCGACTGCTCTACAGCAGGCAGCATCTGACTTAGAGGCCAACTTTCCCATGTTCGACGTGAATTCAGCGGAATATAACGCAGAGTACACGCAGGAAGTCATCGATTTACGTGACGCGTTCATCGTAAAAGGCGACAATGCAGTAGCGGCGCTATCGAAAGCAGCTAAATTCGTTATCCGTGAGTACGGGCTGGAAGCACCAGAGCCAGCTAAACCGTCTTTATCAGACACTAACAAGCGACCGGTGGACGAATTGGCTAAAAAACGAGCAGAAGTAAGCCGCAAGATCAAAGCAGCAGAGTCACAACCGCCCGAATTACCCGGCGAAAGCTCTGCAAACCGTGGCGAAAGGCTGATGGACATCAGTAATATGACGGAAGACGAGTTCAATGCCCTTCCGGAAGCCACATTGAAGCGTCTCCGTGGAGACATTTTGTAGGAGAGGTGACAAATGCCGTCCAAAAAAGACCCCCGGCTCGCTAGGGCCGGTGTTTCAGGCTACAATAAGCCGAAGCGCACGCCTAGCCACCCTAAAAAATCGCATGTTGTAGTGGCGAAAGAGGGTGATAAGGTAAAGACAATCCGCTTTGGGCAGCAAGGCGTGTCAGGTTCACCTAAAAAACAAGGTGAATCGTCGTCTTACCGTAAGCGACGGGAGTCTTTTAAAGCTCGGCATGCAAAAAACATCTCGAAAGGTAAGATGTCGGCGGCCTATTGGGCCGATAAAGTTAAATGGTAAGGAGAAAAACCTATGTTTAAGCCATGCAAAGGATGCCCAAGCCCCGCAAAGTGCAAAGCAGCAGGTAAGTGCATGAAGCGGTCTAAGCCAAAAGCCAAGCCAAAGATGTACAGATAGTCCTTGCGTCCTTTTATTAGGGACGCTAATATACGAAGTACATTCGTTTATCAGTACGATAACTGGTCGTGTCGAACACGTAAATAACGTATACTTCGCCTGCACTAGGCGTGAAACCTGCCGAGGTCGCACCTCGTAAATAAGCGCTAGGTCGTTGACCTCACGATACGAGGAAACGGGTTAGCCGCTCCACAAGTCGGCTATGAATGGGTTTAGGCCCAATACTATACATATCGAACGCATTAGGAGGCCATAATGGCTAATACTAACTTTGCGTCGCTGACTTCAGAACAGCTTACCGCGTGGAGTCGCGACTTCTGGCGTGTTGCTCGCAACATGTCTTTCGTCAATCAGTTTGCAGGAACTGGTTCAAATGCAATGGTTCAGCGTGTTACTGAACTCACTAAGTCTGACAAAGGCGCTCGTGCAGTAATCACTCTGCTTGCCGACATGACTGGTGACGGTATCACTGGCGACTACACTTTGGAAGGTAATGAAGAAGCGCTTCGTGCGTACGACATCACCATCCAGCTTGATCAGTTGCGCTTTGCTAACCGATTGGCTGGCCGATTGGCTGACCAGAAATCAGTAGTTAACTTCCGTGAGACCTCACGCGACGCACTTGCTTATGCAATGGCTGACCGTATGGACCAGTTGGCGTTCTTGACTCTGTCAGGCGTTGCTTACACTCACAAAACGAACGGTGCTCTCCGACCTACTTCAGCTACTGCTGGACACGAGTTGGTTGACCTTGAGTTCGCTTCAGACGTTTCTGCTCCTACTTCAGCGCGTCACCTTCGTATCGATGGTAACAATCTGGCTACTGGCGACACTACTGCTATCACTACTGCAGACGTGTTCAAGTATCGTCACATTGTAGATCTTAAAGCATACGCTAAAGACAACTACATTCGTGGCATCCGTGGCGCAGGCAACGACGAAGTGTTCCACTTGTTCGTGACTCCTCAGCAGATGGCTGACCTGAAGCTCGACAGTGACTTCTTGGCCAACGTACGTAACGCAGGCGTTCGCGGTGCTAGCAACCAATTGTTTGCTGGTTCTTCAAGCCTGATGGTTGACGGCGTAATGGTCCACGAGTTCCGTCACGTGTTCAGCACTGAAGGCGCAACCACTGGTACTTCTTCAGAAGCAGGCGATCCCGGTTACAAGTGGGGTGCAGACGCAACCGTAGTTGGTGCTCGCGCACTGTTCTGCGGCGCTCAGGCTCTTGCTATGGCTGACATCGGTATGCCAGAAGTTGTTGAAGATACCTTCGACTACGGCAACCAAGCTGGTATCAGCATCGGCAAGATCTTCGGCTTGCGTAAGCCTAAGTACAACAGCGACTACAGCGGTTCTGTACAGGACTTCGGTGTTATCGCTCTTGATACTGCTCAGTAAGATCGGTACCCCCTCTTCGGAGGGGGTTTCTTCTTTTAGGAGTCTTAATGAAAATAATCTCGGACAAGGATTTACGAGTCGCTACCACAAGTGGCGCAGTCGTAGTGTTCAAAGCTAATGAGGCACGCGAAGTATCACACACCATTGGTGCTATAGCGATGCAGATGGGAGCTAGACAGGTCGGCTCCGTAGTGAAAGCGCCAGAACCAATCATTGATGCAGAACCGGCGGCTGAGGTAATAGAAGAAGCCGAAGGCGAAGACGAAGCTCTAATCGCCGTTCTACAGAAGCTGATTGAGATCGGCAACCCAGAAGATTTTAAAGCTGACGGCACACCGAAAGCCGCAGTTGTGAATAAGGCTCTAGGCCGTACAGTCCGTACGGAAGAGCGTGAGCGGGCTTGGGAGATAGCCCTCAACTCTTAACGAGGTAGGCCATGTCAGTCACAGTACAAAGCGTTATCGACCGTGTTCAAACAACCCTCCAAGACACCACAGGAGTACGCTGGCCGGTAGTAAGCGAGCTTGTATTGTGGGTCAACGACGCACAGCGCGAAATAGCCCTGCTAAAGCCGGACGCGTCGGCTAAAAATACGACCATTACGTTGGCAACTGGCACTAAGCAGGATATACCCAACGATGGCAACCGGCTGTTGCGGGTTGTACGTAATATGTCGGCAGCTGTTGGCGGCAACGGACTACGAGCAGTTCGCATCGTTTCTCGCGAAGTTCTCGACGCTCAGACGCCAGACTGGCACGATCCGACGGTTACCGGAGATGCTGCTCACACAAATATCGTTAAACACTACGTTTACGATGAGCAAAACCCACGTAATTTTTACGTCTATCCGGGCGTGGACGGTAACGCCTACTTAGAGATAATCTACTCAGCTAATCCGTCAACTGTCGAGCAAGCCGACAACTTGGATATACCAGACATATACGCAAACGCAGTTATGAACTATGTATTGTACATGGCGTATATGAAGGATGCAGAGTATGCTGGGAACTCGCAGCGAGCAGCTAACCACTTCCAGCTGTTTACTGCTTCAGTTACCGGCAAAGGCCAGTTAGACGCCGCTACTACGCCGAATCTGGAGAACGCTAGACCGGCTCCTATAACTCCTATGGGGTAATAAATCATGGCGATAGCTTATGAGACACTACTGCCAGAAATCATCCCAATGGTACCGGGCTGCCCAGATACGCTGATTGAGAACAACATACGATCAGCGGTCATAGAACTGTGCGAGAAAACAGGCGTATATCAGCTAGAGCTAGACCCAATAACCACAGTAGCCAACACTTTTGAGTACGACTTAGAACCGCCCGCCGGTACAGTGGTGCACAAGATAATGTGGGTCGTACACGACGGCAAAGACTTGGAGCCGATTAGCACTAACTTGCTAGAGCAGCGTCTACCGAGCTGGCGTGATTCTGACAATGCTGGTACCCCAGAGTACTTTATAAAACAGACCCAATCCCTGTTTTGGATGGTACCTGTCCCAGAATCGACTAAGCCGTCGTCCACAGTTTTGCGCGTTCAGTTGAAGCCTACTCACAGGTCAACCACCTGCGACAACGACGTGATGAACGACTATCACGACACTATTGTTAATGGCGCTTTGTTTCGATTATTGCGTTTACCGAGTAAAGAGTGGACAGATTACGCTGGGGCTCAAGTATACGGCTCGTTGTTTAATGAAGGTTTAGTGGCTGCAGAGCGTAGAGCTCGACATGCTGATTCAGGTGTAGCTAGGAAAACTAAATATGGCGGGATATATTCACGTACAGCGCAAAAGAGAAATAGATATGGACTCGGTGGTTAGCCCTGTATTAAGCGACGTACGACAAGAGTGGGACTGGGTCAAGTACGGTATAGAAGAGATCCTTAAGGAGGATCGAAACCTTACGTTTAGACCAGAAGATGTTTATTCAGCGATACTCGCTAAACAGGCCATACTCTGGACTACGGATCAAGGTTTTGTAGTTACTACTACAGAGACGGATACGTTTAATGGTGAGAAAACATTCTTAGTATGGCTGGCGTGGGCAAGAGAACGCGGGCATAATTTAGCTGTGGTGCACAGGGTATTCTTCGAAGAAGCCGCTAGAGGCGCTGGGTACTCAAAGATAGAAGTTAGGTCGGCTATACCAGAGGTTAGAGACTATCTAATTAATACTGGTTGGGAAATCGACACGGTCGTTTTCACGAGGTATTTATAATGGGCAGTAAACCAAAAGCACAAGATTATAAGGCTTCGGAAGCCGAGAAAGCATCTGCTTCTGTGGCTATGGCCGAGTACGAGTACTTTAAGCAGAAGTACGACCCGCTGCTACAGCAGATGCGAGACAAGTCTCTCACAGCGGATGTGCAGTCTGGTTTAAGAGGTCGGGCTAACGCTGATACTATGCAGGCGCTTACAGCACAACCGTCGTACCAACAGACTCAGAGCACAACCGCCGCCGGTGATATGGCGCAAGCATACCAAGGCCAGCTAGGCATCGCCAACGTAGCTGCCAAAGATATCCAGAACAAAATGCAAACAAATGTTCTCGGCACTGCTCGCGGTCAGGCGGCTGATGCGCAGACTGGTATGGCAGCGGCATCACGACTAGCTACTTCTGAAGCGTTGACTAGGGCTAAAGCTAATCAAGAAGTTGCTCAAGCGAAGCTGAGTGCTGCGGGTCAGATAGCTGGTACGCTTATTGGCCAAGGTGTCTCGAACATGAAGACTACTGGCCAGCGTATGGACCCTACCGGTATGGGCCCGCCGGAACAAGTAAGCGGTTCATTTTTTACACCGGTTAATAGCGCCGGACAAAGTGTTACCGGGGTTAAGAATCGCTTAGCGTTTTCTGGCTTATTCGGAGGCGGTTGATATGGATTTAGGCGATCTTTCAAATCTTAATAAGTATCTTAGCACTTATACCGGCAACCCTAATGCTTTGCCTGTAGTGTCTGACCCTGAGCAAGCATACGCTGATATGACTCGTCAGGAATACCTTGACTATATTCAGAACTATCGTGGGTTTGAAGAGCAGCTGATACAGAAAGCACAGACTGACACTAGTCTTATAGATCAGGCCCGCCAAGATGTAGGCGTAGCACAAGGCCTAACAGCTGGTATAGCAGAGCGTAACGCACAGCGTTATGGTGCTGCACTGACACCGGCCCAACGACAGCAGCAGTCTTTACAGCTACAGCGAGCGAACACACTTGGTGGTATACAGTCGATAAATGACGCCCGACTTGCACAGCGGGAAGCTAATACTGCATTGCTGTCTGATTTGATAAACATAGGCCAAGGCGTAAACCGTTCGTCACAGCAACAGTTAGGCTCGGCAGCAGCTGATGCCACACAGCGTAAGAACGCTTACACTCAAGCAAAAGCCGCTTCTAAGGCACAGACCTACAGCACTATTGGATCGCTCGGCGCTGCAGCCATACTTGCGTTCGCGTTCTAGGAGACACTTATGGCAGTACAAGATTTCGGTAGCGGGTTACTAGCTGGTTTCCAAGGTGCTATGGCGCTTGGGCAGCAACGCCAAGAGAACATTTTTAAAGAGCGCGAGCTTCAGCAGCGGGACTTCCAACTCGGGCTGGCCGATGAAGAGCTTAAGCTAGGCAAAGACAGACTAGCTGAGAACAAACGTCAGTTTGATGAGAACTTTAAGCTAGCTGAAAAAGAGCTGGCTCAAGGCGCAGAACGTATTAGGGTATCACAGCGTCAAGTAGCAGTGGCTGAAGGCGAACTGGGTATAATGCAAGCCCAAGAAAAACGAACGCAGACTGAATTTGATCAGGAGCAGAGCAATTTACTTACTGGTCAGCTATATAATAATGCCGGTAAACAAGGTTTTATTGACCCAAAGAATGCACAACGGCTGGACACAACGGCTGTAGCCGCGGCTTTAGCGGAAGGTGATTCGGCTGCAGATCGGTGGGCCCTTGAAGTTTTGAATAACAGTAACCTTCCTCGGCCAGAAGGGTTCACTTATACAGCCATAAATAGAGACCCAAGAACAGGCCTACTATCTATCGTAGGGCAGTATGATAACGGCGAGATGGGCGTTCTTACTGAAGAAGGTGGTAGTGACCCCAACGAAAACACAATGATGCTAACACCGGCCCAAGCAGCCAGCGTCCTTAGCAGTGAGTGGGTCAGCTTTCAAGTTATGGACGGCGCTGCAACTAACCGAGGTGCTGCGTATCAAGCGCAAATGGGCGTTAACCAAGCCGATATCGATGCGCAGACTGCTGACGTGAAGCTGCAAGGCAGCGTTGTCGCAGCTCTTGACGCTCAGAAAGACCCCGCAGCATCGCGCGCGTTCAGACGAGTATTAGCTACTGCTGAGACAGACGAGGAAAGACGGTCTATTCTTACAGAGGCGGCTAACCGTATGAGGATTGAAATCCCGCCTGTGTTAGATATTCGCGGTGAGTTGGTAGAGTACAGTAGCCCTACTACTAAAGCCAGTGAAGGTGTAAGAGTACCCGGCGAAAGCTTTATGACGGCTTCTGAAGTAGATCTAAACAGGGCTAAAAAACGGATAGAGAAGTACGATAACGATATTGCTGAACTACAAGCGACAATGGAGGGTAATAAGTCGCCAGAGTTTCAACGACGTATACAAGAGCGGATCAACGTGAAAGACGATGATCGCCGCGGATATATCGAACAGGTAAACAAGGCGTCTTTAGAGTCCGTTAATAAAGAAATCAAAGACCTAACAGCTCGCCGTGACAAAGCTGCTGCTGTCCGAAAAGATTACTGGCAGTCTCAGATCGATGAGAAGATGAACATACAGTCCAAGCTTGAAGAGTCGCTCGGCATGCGTACACCTGTAATGAGCACCGACGCGTACAAGCAGCTAGAGAATCAAGTTATTGCCCGCGTTGAAGGTATGACCCCAGAAGAAGTGGATGCCGCTGTAGACAACGGCAACTTACCATTCTCCGCTGAGGCAATAAGTACTATGCGTCAGCGTCTACAAGAGTTTGGCGTTACTAGCATCCGAGACGTAGCTAAGCTGCCTACCCGCGAGCAGTTGGCCACGCGAGCCCTGCTGTCCGTCATTGCTCCTGATCAGACGGCTCGAGATGCCGCTCGGCAAGAGATGAGCAACCTGAAAGAGACCGGCACTCTGAGCCTCACTGCGCAAGAAGCCGGTAAGCAGCAGATAGACAGAGACACTCTAAACGTACGCATTGCTGAACTTAGAAGAAACCTTACTAAGGACGCAGCAGATGCGAACGCTTCTGAACAAGCAAGGGTAGATGCCGCTTCTAAGATAGCGTCTACATTTATCCAAGAAAGCAATAAGGTGTTCTTTGGCGAAGACGGCACAGAGAACAACATAGGCGCTCAGCCCGCTAAACGCTTTTCTAGAACGGTCCTTGCGCCGCTTTTACAACAAGCGTCTTCTTCTACATCTGAAGCGGAAGCTCGACAGTACCAGTCCGCCCTCAACTCTGGCGTTAGTCTTGTGTTAGCCGGTTATGCTGCCGAAGAAGAAGGGGGGTTCGCACAGACGTTCTACAGCTTCTTCCGTCCAGACGCCGTAGATACCGCCGGTGCTACTGACTTTGACTTAAGCCGTGTAGAGATGGAGACAGACGCGTCTGGTAGACCAACTAGATTTTACTACCTGACAGAGACTGGCGCTAGAACGGATGAAGCTATATCTGCAACTGATCTACTCAATCTCGACAAATCAGTCTATGATATAGTCGTTAATGCAGCCACTCGAAATGCAGGTAGGTAAATGGCATTTGACCCGATTAAGCAGTTCCTTCAATACGACGGTGCAGAGGATACAAACGCGCTTGATCTGGTAACGGGGCAAGCTAGTGCCCCCGCCCCCGCCCCGAGTACTATAGGCGAAGCCGTAGCAGTAGGAGCTGCTGCTGGGGCTGAAGGCTTAGCGTCTGACGTCGAATATTTCAAAGGACTGCTAAACGTAGTTACCGGCGACGAAGAGGCTGCAGCTCAGAATGTTCGGTTAGCGCAGCAGTCGGAGCAGGCTGCCGCACGAGCTGTTGAAGGCGTACAATCCTTTGAGGACTTTTACAGTGAGCCCACTGTAGAGGGGTTCTTTGCTCAGGTAGGTAAACTATCCGGCCAGACAGTACCATTCGCCATAACTAGTATAGCTGGTGGCGGCGTTGGTGGCATTGTAGGCAAAGTAGTAGGCAAAAAAGTAGCCAAAAAAGCTGCTGATAGAATTGTTCAAGACTCGCTAAAGCGCACTGTAAAAGGCGTGGCCACCCCAGACGAACGCGTTATCGCTCAGGCAGCATACGACTACACAAAGAGAGGCGCACTCGCCGGTGCATTCGGCACCGAATACGTGTCAGCTACAGCAGGTAGCGCACGAGAATCGCTAGAATCTGGCAGAGAGCTAAACACAGACGAAGCGTTCCGAGCGTTTCTAGTCGGCGCTCCAGTTGCTGCAGTTGGCGCTGGCGGTGAAGCCGCTATCCTAAAAGCGTTTAGCAACGTAGCCAAAAATAGAGCGGTAAAAGACGGGTCTATATTTAAGCAGCTGGCGCAAGATATAGCGACTACCGCTGGCAGGTCAGCTGCTATAGAGGCTGGTACAGAAACAGTCCAAGAGGCTATTTCTGCTACCAACAGAGCGTCTATGGATGACTCGTTTACTGCACAGGATGCGGCAATGCGTCTCGGCGAGGCAGCGTTTGCTGGATTCTTTAGTGGCGGCGCTATAGGTGCAGCCGGTGGTGCAGCTGGTAGTGTGTTATCCAACAGAGCCGCCATAGCAGACTCGGCCCCGATAACCGCTGTAGCAAACGTCATCGATAAAGCTAGACGCTACATTGATTCTGGTCAGACGCAGCAGTTTGACCAGCAGGTTAACGCCGAGCAGTATGGCGATGTAATGTCTGGATACACGACTCCAGAGCCACAGGCTGACATCAACGCTCAGCTTAGCGCTATGGTTAACGAGACCAGCTCCAAAGAAGCGGTGTGGATTGCTGGAGATACCCCGCAGTACCAAGCCCGTACAGGCAAACCGACAGAGATAACGGTCAACGGAGAACTTGCGTACG